ACTCACCATTTTTTTCTCTTAATTGTCTTACTTCTTTCTCAAGTGATTCATTGTACCTTGCCTTATTAGGAATAGGGGATGGTCTTTTAAGTCCTTTGGTTTTATCAGATGAAGCTTTTTGTCCTGCGGCGTGACTTCTAATCATACCTTCTTTAGCTTCTTCATAATCTTTGTGTGATTTTGAGTCGTCACCTTTCTTACCACCAAACTCTTCGTTTGATTCATAATCCTTGTGAGACTTGGAATCGTCACCTTTTTTACCTCCGTACTCTTCATTAGATTCTTCATAATCCTTGTGAGATTTTGAATCGTCTCCTTTTTTACCACCATACTCTTCATAATGCTCATCTTTGTGATGTCTTTCAGCATCATAGTGTGCGTCTTTCTTCAACTTCTCAATTTGTGAGTAGTCGTCCTCAGCCGAGTCACCATAATAGTTTCCGTCATCTTCTCCGATTTCAATTTCATAAACCACTTCGTCTCCTTCGTTAGATTCGTAGTCTTTGTGTGATTTTGAATCATCACCCTTCTTACCTCCGTATTCTTCATTTGATTCTTCATAATCCTTGTGAGATTTTGAGTCATCGCCTTTCTTACCTCCGTATTCTTCGTTAGACTCCTCATAATCCTTATGAGATTTAGAGTCATCACCTTTTTTACCTCCGAATTCTTCGTTAGATTCTTCATAGTCCTTATGAGATTTAGAGTCGTCACCTTTTTTACCTCCGAATTCCTCCATTTGAATTTGATATTCAACATCAGCCTCTTCGTCTTTAAGTGTGATTTCGTCACCGTCTTGTGTTACAACGATTCCGTCTTCTTCACCCATAGCCTTGAAGACCTTAAGGATTTCTTCGTCAGATGCACCTGTTAAGTCGAGTGGTAAAAGAATTTCTTCTTCATCATCCACTTCTAAATCATCACCTGGTAAATCCATCATAAGCATTTCATCAGAATCGATTTCAATTTCGTCTTCATCCTCTTCGGATTCGTCTTCCATATCATCTTCATCTTCTATCTCCATGTCGTCTTCGATGTCAAGTTCGTCTTGTTCCTTTGTTTCGTGTTTAACAGATTTCTCCATTTTTTCACCTTCTTTTTGTTCTTCACTTTCCATTGCTTCGACTGACACTTCGTTTTCAACCTCTTCTTCAGATAGAGATTCTTTTACTAATTCACTGATTTCTTCCTTCATAGTAGAAGCAAGTATTCCTTTTGCATTCTCCGTAACGGCTTGCTCCAAATTTTTCATTTGTAGTAGCGCTTCTTCAACTAAGTTTTGTTTTTTGTCTGCCATTTTAGTTTTTTTTTTGCAAAATGTTTATTTATAACTTTTATTATAAATATGTAGGAATTAAAAAAAAATCGTTTTATAAAACAATAGGCAAAAAAAAATCGGGGATTACCCGATTTTAATTTTCAATATGTTAAGTTAATCTTATTCGATTACTTCATCAATTTTACTTTCAACACAAGCAGATATTCTCCAATCATATGTAAATCCTTCAAATACTTTAGTTACTTTAGCCTCAACATCTGTTACATTAATACCTTTAACTAATTTTTCTTCTCTGATTTTTTTAACTTTACCTGAATGCTCATCTGGCATATCATACTGAATTTTTGCTACAAAATACTTTTCTTCCATTTTATTTTTTTTTCTTAGTTTTAATTAATATCCTAAATAATCGGTTAATTTTTTCATTAAGTCAAGTGATTTTTCCAATCCTTTTCCAGATTCACTACTTGAACTTCTTTGTTTTGTTTCTTCTTCAATATTTTCGTCATACTTCATTCTATCGTCTTGATTAAGGAATAAGTAAGCTCCTGGTGTTGATGGTGAGGATACTAAATCAAAACAAATTAATTCGAAATCTTCTTGTACTTCATTTTTTTCACCTTTTTTAACTAAAGAACCTACGCCACGAGATGATACTCCCATAGTCACTCCTTGTCTCATAAGATTAGCTGCTTGGTCGCCGGGACATGATACTACTCCTGTTTTATGAAAACCTGGAGATGTTAATAATTTTATTTTACCCATCAAAACATTACCTTCCCACCACATATCAGTTATTAAATGTGATACTCGGTCTAAATCAATCAATGAAGATTCAGGATGGTTAAGTTCAGATATAGATAACCCTTTCTTTATTGCCTCCTCATATTTTTTAGCTTCTCTTCTTAATATTGGTTCAGGGTATATTCTACCGTTTCTATTTGGTGTGTCGTATTTTTGTAATACTGCGTAAAACTCAAAAGGTTTTGAATGGTCTAACTGACCATAAGATTCTTTTATAATATCGGCGTTACGTTTATCGTTTGGGTTAATAAATCCAGCGTCCCACTCGATTAAAATTCCTTTACCCGTATCATTTGGTCCTAATATTTTCATATCTTTTATTTTATAAATATGCTACGTTTATCATTATGTCATTAGATAAACGTCCCATTCACTTGTTTTAATAGGTGTTAATCTTAATATTTTATTTATTTCGTCGCTTATAAACATCTTATATTTCATAGCTAACTCACTATCATCACCTTCTCCAGACCAAAAAACATAATTATTGGCAAACTCAGTAACGTCTTGTCCGTTATATATTACTTTACCAATATTGACCTTAACACCTATATCCTCATCTTCAATACTTCCTTCAATCATAACACTTTCCGGCTCAATAAAAGAATCCTTAAACCCAAACTCATATATAAATTTTTTAGGGTTAATCATATTATTAAGATTGTCAACAACTGTATTAACTTCAAATAATCTTAATAATTGACTTTCTTTAAGAATGACTTTCATTTAATTGTTTTAACTATAAATAGATTAAACCGACTGTTTTTTAGTTTTGTGTAATATAAAATGTTTTGATTTCATTAATGGGTAACCATATATACTATTAACTATTTGTTTAATTCTGTCTCTTAGGATAATCGATTTAAAGTCTAGATGTTCTTTGACAAATAAAGTCATCTCTAAATTCATAAAACTTCTCTTACCTAATTGAATACCGCTACTTCTTAAGTCTAAGTCGACAATATTATGTTTTTCAAATATAAGTGGGTCGACAACATCTAATAAATGATGTTTTATGTTTCTTTCTAACATACCCGTTGTTCTTGACCAATTAACCATTGTCACTGTTGGTTCAACCCAACTTTGTATTAAGATGTATACTGATTTTAATTTTTTTGCGTCTACTGTTCCATAACTACATTTTGCGTGTTCGTACCCTTGTAATTGGGCAGTTTTTCCTTTTTTCATATAATTTCATAATTCTAATGTTTATTTACATTCAAAATATAACTATAAAATAGTCAATTGTCAAAATATTGACTATAGACGTATATTTATTTATAATAGATAATATATGTTAATAATAAAAGTAGGGAAAAAAGAAAGTATAGATAGAGTACTTAAAAGATACAAAAACAAAGTTTATAAAACTAAGCAAATGGATAGGCTTAGAAATGAAAAAGAGTTTACCAAAAAATCTTGTAAGAAACGAAAGCAAAAACAAAAAGCAATTTATATACAAAAAATAAAGGATTCAGAAGATTGAATCCTTTTTTAATTATAACCCTTGTTCTAACTGTCTTAATTTATATAATGAAACTAAAGACTTTTCTGATTCGTTAATTCTACTAATAGTTTGATTAACCATTTCATTTAACTCTTTGTCTTGAGAATTATTTATTTTTTCTGATAATTTTTCTAAAACAACATTTTTAGATTTGTTAATTTCCTCAGATATTTGGTTCTTATCTAAAGAAAAAAGATTTTTTAATTCTTTTTTTTCTTCCTCACTGATATTACCATATTCTTTATTAAATGTGTTTGTAGCAATTTTTAACATAGAACTTAAAGGTATATTAAGTGATTCGGAAACTGTAGTTATTTTTGAATCTTCTCCGATTAAACTTTTAATATTATTTTTACACTCTAAAACTTTTTCTAAATTTTTTACAGATGTATTGTAAACAACGGTATCAATATTACTGTAATTATTTATTACATTTTTGGATTTATTTTCAGAAATCCACATGTTTAATTCTTTTAAAGTTTCTTTTTCAGTATTAATTATTTTTTTAATAACCTCAATACTCTCATTAACATAATCTTCAACAATATCTAC